GTTCATCACGCTGGAGCCTTTCCAAAATTAGAGGACCAATTAGTAATTTGGACGCCTGATTCAAATGATTCACCTGACCGATTAGATGCGTTAGTATGGGCGCTTACAGAGTTAAGCGGCGGTAAGGGAATGCCTGCAGGAATAGTTCCTATGAGTTTAACTCAAACTAATGATTGGAGTATTCCAAGCCTATGAACGACCCGAGAGATATTGCTTCCTTTGCGGCTAATTTAGTTACTGGAGATAGACAAGATAGTTATGGACACCCGCTAGATGATTTCACTAGGGCTGGCAAAATATGGGAGGCGATACTTGGCGTTCCAGTTTCAGCCGAACAGGTGGCCCTTTGCATGGTTGGGATAAAGATAAGTCGCCAAACTAATACGCCTAAATTAGATAATGTTGTTGATGGCATAGGTTATTTTTTAACATTAGCAATGGTTCAAGAAGAGAGAGCCGTTAGGGAACTAGAAGAAAACAGAAAGGACAAAAATGAGGATATTCAAGGGAAAAAGTGATACTTGGGGCTTAGCCGTTCAGTATTGCAATTGGGATAGAAGTTTAACGCTACAAATCCTAAACTTCTACATTATTTTTGTGGCGCATAAATACTGGAAAGATTAGTCGTCAAAAGGTCTTTCTCTGAAAAGTATATTTGCGTCGTTTTGTTCTAAAAGTAAGTCGAATAACTCATCAGGGTCTAACTCTTTAATTTTAGGTCCTTTGATATAAACAAACATAGCAACGCATAAAGCAATAAAAGCCGTGAAAAAGGCAAATACGCTAAAAACTAAAGCAATCCAACTAACCATTGGCTAACTTTTTCTCCTTTGCGCTATCTCTCTCATTTTGTAGTGCTGAGAAAGTCCGACCTTTCATCTTCTTATTGAAATGCCGTATATTATTAAAAAATCTCCAGCATCATGAATACGAACATGCTTGCCTTTCATCTTTTTATTTTGGACTTCTCCTAACATCTGCGCCTTCCACTCTTCAAGGTGATAAAGAATGTATTCAAGGTTCTGAATATGGCGACCTCTTACGTTTCTAAAAAGATAGGTGCCATTGCGGGCGTAGCAAAAAGAAGCACAAGCCCCTGCCGCAGGGCAGACATTGAAATTAGTTCCGTCAGTTAATTTGATGGCAAAGGCAGGAAGGCTCCAATTAAAAATGCCATCAGGTCGGAGTTCACTATTTTGAGATAGGAGTTTTTTCAGCATTTAATTCGCCTTCCGTCCAAGCGGTCTTTGTTCCCCCATCATACGACTTGGCTAATCCTTTTTCAATAAGGGACTTGTTAAAACTGCTATTGTCAGCCAAGAATAATTCACCTAGTATTCGGCCATACTTATCAGGCTTAGTCGTCTGTATGCGGAATGACTTGCCTTCTAGTGCCGTTTTTACATACTCTTTAGTTTTCTTACCTAAGTCAGTATTTTTTTCTGCTGTATCAATTCCTGCCAATCTAACTCTAGTTTTGAAATGCAAACTAAAGCCCAAGTCAATAGCAATATCTATCGTATCGCCATCAACAACTTTTTCAACTTTTGCCAAATACTCAAACATTAGCGCTCCTTTATTAGGCATGTAAGACTATCAGCAATTTATGCCTTACACTTTAAGGTATGGAGAAAGCCGTCATTAAAGACCTAGATAGAGCCCTTAAATTGATGCGCTCTAAGATGCTCTCCTACACGGATGAAGAATTAGTCGAAATACAAAACTTGCTAACTTCCGCAAATCACGCAACCTCGCTAGAGATTTTTAGCCGAGTAGCAGAGGCGGCTAAAGTTAAAGAACCTGAATTGGTGTAAAACTTGGACGATAAGTACCCACCATTTGATGGAACGCAATTATGCGCTCAAACTGACCCCGAACTTTGGTTCCCGACAGCAGACAGCCAAACAGGGAAAACGGCTAAGTCTTTATGCCGTAAGTGTCCTTGGGTACAAGAGTGCTTAACTTATGCTTTACACCATGATTTAATGGGGATTTGGGGAGCGACAACAGAGAGAGAAAGGCGAGGTATTAGAAAGAAATTAGGTATTAAGGCCCAGCCAATGTACTTAGATAATTTAGTTAAACCGCCTGCTAGAGAAACTACAAAAGAGTTTTAAGAGATATACTGACCTAATTGGAAAGAGGGCTGATGGAGAGTTTTGATGAAGTTTTTGATAAGGACATGGGGCCTTTATTCCAACTGGCTACCGCTTTGCATCAAATGTATCTAAACTTCAGGCAGGCAGGTTTTGATGAGAAGCAGGCACTTTACTTAACTAGTAAAATGATTGTTAAACAAGACGATATTGATATTCAAATGGAAGGCGAATAATGGCACGCCCTGACTTAAAAGAAATTGGAACCACTGGTCTGCGCCGTACTGGCGGAACAGTTTATGAGGAGTTTCTCGTATCGCTTCGCGGTCGCCGAGGCGCAAAAGTTTATCGAGAAATGTCAGAGAATGACCCTGTTATCGGTTCTATTCTGTATGCCATTGAGAAAATTATCTTACGGCTTGAGTGGCGGTTAGAGACCTCAAGCGAAGAACAAGTAGATAGAGATGCTGCTGAATTTATCGAAACCTGCCTTTATGATATGAGCGATAGTTGGGAGCAGACACTCTCATCTATTTTGTCCATGCTTGTATATGGATACGCCTTTAATGAAATCGTTTACAAAATCCGTGGCGGCATGGACCAAAAAGACCCATCAAAGCGTAGTAAGTATAACGACAATAAAATTGGTTGGCGCAAGTGGCCTATTCGCTCTCAAGAAACTTTGAATAATTGGATGTTTGACGCCGAAGGAGGCATTCAAGGTTTCGAACAAATGGACCCTTATGGCGCAGGCTTACATAGAATTCCTATCGATAAGGCTTTGTTATTTAGAACTACAACGCAAAAAAATAATCCTGAAGGAAAGTCTTTACTTAGAACCGCTTACCGCCCTTGGTATTTCAAGCGCCGTATTGAAGAAATTGAAGCCATTGGAATCGAAAGAGATTTAGCAGGCTTACCTATTGCTTATATTCCACCTGAATACCTATCCTCGACAGCGAGCGCAGACCAAGCCGCAGTTAGAGAAAGCATTGTAAGCATTGTTCAAAATGTTAAAAGAAATGAACAAGAGGGAATTGTATTTCCATTAGTCTTTGATGAAAAAGGCAACAAGATGTTTGACTTGCAACTACTTTCTGCAGGCGGACAAAGACAATTTGATACAGACAAAGTAATTGGCAGATACGACCAACGCATTGCTATGAGCGTTCTATCTGACTTTATTCTTCTAGGGCATGAGCGAACAGGCTCATTTGCTTTAGGCAGTTCAAAGATTGACCTTTGGACTATGGCGGTTGAGGCAATTTGTAAATCAATCGCTGAAGTTGTGAACCAACACGCAATTCCACGGCTGTTAAAACTAAATGGCATGAAGGTTGGCACAACACCTGAACTCAAATACTCTGAAGTTAGCAGCGTTGATTTGGGCGAGATAAGTGAGTATGTAAGCAAACTTATTGGCGCTGGCGCACTATCTCCTGATACTGAGTTAGAAGAGTACTTACGTGGACTTGCTGGACTACCAATGCCATCAGATGATAACGACAATGAAATTGAAACTCCCGAGGTATCGAGTCAAGGAGATGGCGAAGCAGAAGATGAAGGTCTAGAAATGGGCGAACCATCTGAGTCTGAAAATGATGACTAATGCCTTTCGTAAACAAGGCTAGGCGAATTGACCCTAATCTTAGAAAAACTAACATAGGTTTAACTAAGAGGGAAAAAGAAATCTATACGATTTACAGTAATGCCTTCAATAGCGTTCGGAATCAATTAGGCGACCAAAAAGTATTACGAGATATTCTCGATGCCTTAAAGATGAATAGCGCTTCAGGAGTTAATAACGCTATCAATTGGCGTACTTTCTTAGAGTCTTTATCAAATACAGCGCCAACATTAGCCCAGCAAATAGCAGAAGTGGCTAACCTGCACTCTAAAGTCTTACCTAAAAAACTTAGATACGAATACAATTTCGAGGCGAAAGACCCAAGGGCTATTGCTTGGGCGCAAACTCAGGCAGGTAAGAGAATTCAAGGCATTACGATAGAAACTCAACAAGCCGTTGCGAATATGATTGCAGATGGATTGCGGACTAAGTTAACTAGAGAAGAAATTATTGCTCAGTTAAGACAAACAGTAGGATTAGATAAAAGACAATCTAAGGCCCTCGGTAATTTTTATATGAAGCGTTTAGAAAAATACTTAGAAGATGGATTAACTTATGAAGAGGCCGCTAAGAAAGCCGAGAAAGATGGAGTTAGATATCGCACTCGCTTAGTAAAACAAAGAGCGATTCGCATTGCTAGGACTGAAATCTCAGCCGCCGCTAATGCTGGAAGATATTTAAGTTGGGAAGAAGCAGATGCTAGAGGGTTATTACCACCTGATAGTAAAAAGAGATGGCT